TCATAAAGCTGCATTTTGGAAACCTGAATCTTTTGCTTTTCCGCTTCCAGTCTTTTCTTCCTGTCAAGCAGGCTTTCACAAATGCTTTCCATAACTTTATGCTCAATCTTTCTTGTCTGTTCTTTTTCAAGAAAGCTCTCTGTATAAAGTTTAATCTCTTCTGAAACAATATCTTCAAGTATTTCCGCTTTTATCTTCCCTTTCATGCAGCCACAGTCTTTTGCTTTGTACCGATAGGGACAGCAATATCCATCTGTTTTTCCATAATTAACCGTATAAGTCATTTTATGATAGCACTTACCACAATAGACTTTATCTTGAAGAATATGAAAATGCTTCCGCTCTCTACTGATTAGTTTTGCATTGCTGTTTAGCATATCCTGCACTTTGTCAAAATCCTCTTTGGATATAATAGCTTCGTGCATATCTTCTCTAATTATCCAGTCTTTGCTATCAACCCATTTCCTATTATCAGAACCAACTTCCTGTACCCTTGTCTTTCCACCAACAACAGCTCCTGTATAAACTCTTTGTGTTAAAACATATCTAATAATCTGTCCTGTCCATACTCCACTTCCTCTTTTAAGCCCTATATGTTTTGCCGGCGTCAGAACACCTCTATGATTAAAATCTTTAGAAATGGAAAGCATACTTTCACCACTAAGGTATCTTTCAAAGACTTCTTCAATGATGTTTCTCACTCTATCATCGACAAGTAGCTGATGATGGTCTTTTTCATCTTTTACATATCCATACGGTGCTTTTGAACCGAAATAATACCCTCTATCCTGTCTTACTCTTACTGATGAACTGATTTTTTGTGAAATGTCCTTGGAATAGTAGTCGTAGACAAGATTCTTAAAAGGAATTTCTAAACTGCTGATTCCATTCTCATTGTTATTACTGTCATAATTGTCATTCACAGAGATGAAACGAACCTGCATAAAAGGGAATATCTGCTCAATATATGCTCCGGATTCAATATAATCTCTTGCAAATCGTGATAAATCCTTTACAAGAATAGTTCTTATCTCATTTTTCTTCACAAGACCTATCATCTTTTGAAATGCAGGACGATGAAAATTTGTTCCGGTATAGCCATCATCAATATGTTCTCTTATCTTCACTCCAGTAAATTCTTCTTTTGAACTGATATAGTCTTTTAAGATTTCTCTTTGGGAAGTAATGCTGTTACTTTCGTCTTTTAAGTCGTCATCTTCTAAGGAAAGTCTTAAATAAAAATCTACTGTATTCATATCAGCTCCTCCTTGTCTTTCTACCGAGTTTTTCAGTAATCACAGGAGTTTCTTCAAAATTAAATTTGATTTCTATTGTATTATCTTTCCCTATAAAGATCTTATCAATGATGCTATCTACAAAGTCTTTATCCCATTTCTTTGTTTTGCCTTTAAAAAGTGCTGTAAGGTACTTATGCCTTTCTTCAAGTTCAAATACTTCTTTTTCAAAGATAGCAACTTGTCTTTCTTTTAGGCTTTTAAGTTCTGCTTTCTTTTTACCCAGAAGTCCTTTTTCCCTTTCAAAATCTTCTTTCCTCCACTTGCCCAAAACATATTTTTCATAATACTCACTTTGAAGTCTGCTAAAGCCTAAAATTTTTCTTTCAATTTCAGTTATTTCTTTTTCCTTTTTCTTATCCATCTCTATTTTAAGATTGTCATAAGCATTCAGATAAGCCTTATAACTTTTACTGTTATTTAAAAGAATAGCATCAAAGGCTGCTTTAACAGTTTTTTCAAGAGTAGCCTCTGTAATAGATGTTCCGCATTTTTCTGTTGTAAATTCTCTGAACCGATTACAGCTAAAATAAAATACAGTTTTATTACCGCTTTTTTGCCTGTGTACGCTCATTTTTCTCTTACAAATCCCACAATAGAGTTTTTCTCTAAATACTGTATCATCCTTAGCATTCTTATTTTCTTTTCTGCTATTTTTAATGGAATTAGATTTTGAGGAAATTTTCTCCTGTACTTTTTCAAATGTATCAAGCGAGATAATTGCTTCATGGGCATCTTCTGTTATTGTCCAATGTTCTTCGTCAAGCCTTTCTCTCTTTTTACCTTCAAATAAATGCTTTTGATTTCTGCCTTGAATGAGTGTTCCTGTATATACACGATTTTTAAGCACTTGTAATATTGTTGTTGGAATCCAAGCTCTTATAAGTTCATTTTCATCAGCTTTAGCTTTTCCAAACTTCCTATAATCAGTTGCTATATATACTTTCTTTTCAAGCAGTAACTTTGAAATATCAAGTGTACTAAATCCCTTCAAATACGCATCAAAGATTTCTTTTACGATGTAAGCTGTATTTTCATCAACATATAACCGTCTGATTCCATCTTCATCTTTTCGTGCCATATATCCATACGGAGCTGCTCCACAGATGAATCCGCCTTGCTTGATCCTCATCTGATGAGAGCTTGATACTTTCTTTGAAATATCCGTTGCATAGGTTTCATTGACGATATTTTTTAGAATGACCTCCAGTGATTTATTGGGATCGTCCATGTGAAAGGTATCCAGATTGTCATTAACCGCAATAAATCTTACTCCAAGAAACGGAAATATCTTTTCAATGAAGTTTCCAAGCTCCGTATAGTTTCTTCCAAATCTTGATAGGTCTTTTACAACAATGCAGTTGACTTTCCCCATTCGTACTTCTTCCATCAAGTTTTCAAAATCCGGTCGCTCGAAGTCCGTTCCCGTCTTTGCAATATCTTTATAGATTCCTGCTAAACTAAAATCCTCACTTTTTTGAATGAAGCTCTCGCAAAGAGCAATTTGATTTTCAATGGAGTCGCTCGGTTTTTCTTTTTTATCTCTTGAGATTCTTGCATAGATTGCCGTTTGAAAGCTGTTTATATTTTCTTTGCTAAGCATTTCTTCCGACTTCATTCTTCGATTTGCTGTTCTTGCCATCTATACCACCTCCCTGATTTCAGGAGTTTGAAAGGTATAGCTGCTCAACTTATCCAGAATCTCGATCGTTTCGTCATAATTAAACTGAATTTCTATTTTCTTGTCTTCCGAAACATAGATTTTATCAACAAGTCGAACAAGGAGTCCTCTTTCTAAAGCACCGATGTTTTGATACTTGTTGATATCTGCAAGGAAATTCTGATTGCCCAAACTCTTTTTATAGAGCCTTGCAATTTCCTTACTCTGCTTTTCTAAAATCAGCTCGCTTTCTACGATACGATTCGTGTAAAACTCTCTCATATCATAGAATTCTTCTTCCGCAATAATGCCTTCTTTCAAATCTTGGTAAAGGGAAGATTTTAGAAGCTCAAATTTCGCCTTGCTTTTCTTGGTATATTCCTGTCTTTTATCTATTTTCTGAAAAAGCTCATAAGATACTTCCATTTCTCTTATCTCTTCTGAAATGCTTTCATACTTCCCAAGAGAGTTGATATAATGGCGAATCATCTCAAGTACGCTTAGCTTTAATTCTTCCTGTTTGATTGAATGCCTGCTGCACTCTTTTCCTTTGTTGTACTGGGAGCAGATATAGTAAATAGTGGGAGTTTTCCCTCTCTTATCGACTTTCTTTGTCATTTGAGCATTACAGTCCTTGCAAAATAAAAGCCCTGAAAACAAATCCGCTTTCTCTCCGACATTTTTTGCCTTTATATCACATTTCAAAAGCTTTTGGACAATTTCAAAGTCATAAATATCAATAATAGCTTCATGATTGTCCTCGATTTCAATCCAATCGCTTCTATCCTTGGAAACCACCTTATCCAGCTTATAGTTTATCTTTTCCCGTTTTCCCTGTTGCAGTGTTCCGATATAGACCTCGTTGGTTAAAATACGATTAACTGCCGGCGTATCCCATTTGGTAACAGCCTTTGTGCTAAAGCCTGTCTTATATCGGATACCCTTTGCTTTTTTATGCTCCATCGGGGATAATATTCCGTTATCATTTAAATGTTTGGCAATAGAGTAGGAGCTGTACCCCTCAAGCTTCATTGAGAAGATTTCCCGCACCACATATTCTGCTTCTTTATCAATTACTATTTTGTGCTTATCTTCCTTATCTTTTTCATAGCCGTAAGGAGCATAGTTTGATATAAACTGTCCCTGTTTTCTCTTTACCTTGCAGACACTTCTGACCTTTGCGGAAGTATCCCTACAATAATTGTCATTGATGAAGCTTTTAAACGGAATGACCAAGTTCTTTTCCGTTTCACTGGCTGTATAGCTGTCATAATTATCATTTATGGCAATAAATCTTATATCAAGAGAGGGAAACACTCTTTGCAGGTATCTTCCGCTATCAATATAATCTCTGCCAAATCTGGATAAGTCTTTTACAACAATGCAGTTAATTCTCCCTGTGATGACATCTTCCATCATTTTCTTAAATGCCGGTCTTTCAAAGTTTATCCCTGAATATCCGTCATCGACATATTCTTCTATCAGCTCCATATCTTCATTTTTATCAATGAAGTCATTAATCTGAAGTCTTTGGTTGGAAATGCTGTTGCTTTCCACCTTAAAGCCTTTATCATATTTTTCATCATCTTGTGATAATCTAAGATACATGGCAACTTTGAGAACATCTGTATCTAAATTGTTTTTAGACATAACAAAACCTCCAAACTTTCATATTCTTTTTTAAGGAGAAATATGATAACTTGGAGTCTTTCAGCTCTTATGAAGTTGTATCCCTATTTGATTCGTATTATACCATAGATTTGTAAAAAAGTCTGCCCCTTTTATCATATTTTAATCAAGAAGCATTGCTTTCTTTTTTAGGTAAGACAAAAAGCAATCCTCCAAACTTCTTCCATTCTCTGCATAGCTACATTTAACAATGACATTTCCGACTTTCATAAAGTACATGGAAAGCGGCTCTGCATTTTTCTTATCTTTTATATCTTCAATATCAGGGACAATTTTCCTGTCTATCTCTTCCGCTGACATGTTTTTATATATTGCTAATTCTTCTGCATTCATTAGAAAACTCCTTTCCCTGTTGTTTTCTTTTTTAAGTTTTTTGACATTGGTAGGTGTCTTGGCTGACAACATAGGAATCTCACCTCCGC